CGCTATAACCACTACCTGTAAAATTAATAGTATTCGTACTACCATTAATATCCATGTAATTGGTTGCGTTTTCATAGTCAATGTCAAAATCCAACTCATTACTATCACCCAGTATTATCCAATCTAAATTAAGATAGGAAGAGTTAGCATTTTCACCTATTTTTATATCGGCCTCATTACTTGATCCTGTTACATCGATGTTAAGGTCTACATAGTCAGCCGTAATTAAACCTGTTGAGTTCATCAAAACATCCCAAACGTTGCTGTCGCCATCAAACTCAAAGAAACCAGTAAAGTTATCGCCGTCTATAGCGTCGGATCTAAATATATTACTTGAGCCAATTTGGTTTATGTCTAGTGTCATGGTAGTGCCATCTAAGTCAAGAGCAGTCATAGTTCCAGATACAGCTGAGGTTCCACCAATAAGGTTAGATGATCCAAGTTGTTCTAAGTCTATACTAGCGTTTGAGCCGCTTTGATCTACATAGATTTCGTTGTCGGCGAAAATGGTTAGTGAGAAAAAAAGTAAAAATAAGTATTTATTCATCTGCGTATTGCCAAAAATTTCGATCGCGACCTTGTTTGATAATATCTACAATACCAATTTCTATGGCTGATTGCAAAGCGATGGACTTACTTTCGTTCATAGCATTTCCTGTTTCAAATTCTATAAGTTCTGTAGAGTTGTTAGTAAACCTAAAAACGTCGGATGATATACCAACAGATAAAATAGTTCTTGTTGTTAGGTTTTCTAATAAAACTTCGCCTGTGCTTACTGAGACTACTCGTATAGAAACTAATACAGTGTCCTCTCTATACTGTTTGCTTGAAGATATACCAAGCATCCTAGATCCAATACCACCTGTATTAAGATTTGTGTTGTAATCCACAATACCACCTTCAATGATAACACCAGCAAAAAGTAGTGGTAGTTGTTTGGTATCATCTTCAAACTTTTCTCTTGTTGATCTAATTATTTGACGTTCACGGGTGATGTGATCGATGCCAACTCTTTCAACCACGCGAAAAAAACCAGATTGTTTCAGTGCTCTAATCAAATATGTTTCGGGCGCTTGAGTCATGGCCGTGCTGAAATTAGCGTAGCCATCTACTGATTTTCGTTGTCCTGTAAAATCAGAAAATCTATAAACAGCAGCTATTGGTTTTATTTTTGGAGCTGGTATCTCTAAGATTTCTTTAGTTATTGGTTTGTTTATAAACGCGTCTTTAGAAAAGCATTTAGCTTTGCCAACAATAGATACGACGTCTTTATAGTCTCCCTCTGGATTTGTTAGACATGGTGATATTAATTTAGTGTGCGTAGTGCAACTAACCACCAAAACCAAAGTCGCCAATAGGAATGGTAATTTCAGTAGTTGTTTCATCTAGCGTGTTATATATAGTTAGGGTTATGTAAGTCCCGTCGCTGGACCAACTAATGATGTTGTCAAATAAAGTAAAAGATCCTGTGGTTTCTGGATTCTCTCCAAAAAGCTGTTCTACAATTTGTCTGGAAATTTGAGCAAAAATTCGTGATTCAAGATTGCGAGTAAATCTACTTATAACAGAATTTTCTGCGTCTCGTTTTCTTTGTTCTTCTAAAGATTTTAAATCTGCACGGAGCTGTTCTTTACGCGTATACTCTTGTGATTCAACTGTAAGATAATGTGCGCTTTGTCCAATGCCAGAAAAACTTGGAGATTTAAACTGAAATTTTATCTCATCTGCCCACAAAGGATTCGTTATAATTACAAGTAAGAAAAATATACAAAGCAGTGCTGCTAATCTATATATCCAAATGCTGTCAGTCTTTTCTTTGGTCATGTCTGTCTGCCTTTGCAATTTTATTACTGTCAATTAGTTGTGGCACTCCAAGTATAGTTTTAATCAGTGTGTCTTGTCTGATAATCTCATTGTCGAGACTACGCACTCTATCTATTAATGCTACCAAAATACCATGCTGTGAATCAAGTTTTGTGCCTAACCTTTCTTCAATAGCACTTATTTGTTGAGCTACTTTTTCGTCTACAATATCTAACTTGGTTTCCATACCGTCAACAATTCTAATTACGAGTTTATATATAAACCACCCTAAGCCAATGGCAGCTGCAATAGGAAAACCAACCTCTTGTATTAAAGTAACAGCTGATTCCATGTTAGATCAGCTCTGCAATAACTATAGCTCCGACTATAAAAGGATAAACGGCCCATATCATGTTTTCTAATTTATCGAACCTTTTAGATCCCTCTTCGAGACGCTTATCAATGCTTTTATACAAAGCTCTACACTCTTTTTCGTGAGATTCGATAGCATTGATTGCGTCTTTTACTGTTGCCATTATTTTTTTACGGTTTTTTTAACCCGTTTTGTAGTCCAAGCTTCG